ACTGCTTCATAGAGAGTTATACACTCACTTCCATCTTGCCCTCTTTCATGTCCAATAACACGTTCTAACTTTTTATCGTTACGAAAATCTCCAACTCGCTGGTCATTTTTTCCAGGACAGGGTGGAAAATCTGGTGGGGGATCTGGAGGTAAATCAGGAATCTTTGGCTGTTCTGTTTCTGGAAGTGGAGGTGGTTCGCTACTAATAGGTGCTTCTTCTGTAATTACAAGATTCTCAGGTGTATAATCAAGAGGAACAAAACTAGGAAACGGAAAATCACAAGTCGTATACACACCATTTGGATCTTCTAATAATAAATTTTGATTACCAGTATTTTTTATATCCCGATGCTGATAAGTACAACCAGGAACATCAATCTCAGGTGGTTTTGCTATTTGTAAATAATAAGGATTATAAGGTTCTGGTACGTTTGGAATATAAATCTCAGGAATATTTATCTCAGGTATCTCCATCTTCTACATCTCCGATAGAAATAGACCAACCATTTTCTCCAAAAGTACCTTTTTCTACTATTTTTGGTTTTTTTATCTTCTTATCTAATTCTTCGTGATATTTTTTTATGTCATTATCAAGTTCTAAATTAAATTTTTGCATCCGCAGCCAATGAATTAATTTATCTATATAATATTTAACTAATTTTTTTATAAATCCAAAGATCATTAATCGTAAGCATCTCTTGGTAAATAAACTTCTACAAAAGAATTACATTTAGGACAAGAAAGATTAGTTACCATGCTGTATTCTCCAGACATTACTGGATAATCTTCTCCATCCATATCGTGATCTCCACCCCATATCAATTCAGTTTTACAGTGCCAACAGTTCATTTTTTAATAAAAGGCACTGATGGACCTGTAGCTTCAGGCATTACATTATTCAAAACTTTAGGCATAGCACCCTGTACATTTCCAAGAATCTCATTCATAACCTGAGATTTAAAATTTTCTGATGTTACATATTTGTAGCCTAGATACGCTCCGCCACTCATTGAAGCTACCATTAGAAATGAGATAATACTCAATACATTTGCAATTTTTTGGAACATTTTTTATGTGGAAAGAAGCATTTTTAAAAGCACTCACACCAATTACTTGGATGGTTTTGGCTTTGTTGGTTGGCCTAGCTCCACTGTACCTGATACTTGGGATTCTTGCTCGATCTTCCTCAGTAACATCTCCTTCGCCTGTATCCCACCCTCAATCATTAAAATAGTTTTTGTTTCTTCTTCTAATACTTTTTGTGCTTGATTTCTAGTCTCAACGTGTTTTGCTAGTTCTTCTTTCCACTGAACTAACTGTTTTTCAATAATTCCTTTCATAAATTAAACGATAGTAAGAGTTTCTCCTGCTCCTACAGTAACAGTAACACCGCTATCTATAGTGATAGGACCAGCAGACATAGCATTTTTGCCGTTAGTAATAGTATAGTCAGTCGTTACATTCTGACCATTTTCGTAAAATATCTCATCTGATCCACCACCTGTAGCTCCAGCCGATATTCCTGTTAAAGAAGATCCATCACCAGCAAATGCTGTAGCTGTACAAGTTCCTGTAACTGTAAATCCGCCCGAAACTGTTTCCGCCTTCTTATTGTTATCGTAGTAGAGTTCAACTTGCCCATCTTCAACAAATCTAGCCATGTATTCAGTTTCACCTGCATTATGAATCCTTAAATCATTACTTGCTAAAGATAAAACGCCAGTTCCTACATCTCTAATCCTGGAATGACTCCCATCATGTAGTATCTCAAGATCTCCTCCAGTTCCAAATTTTGCAATATCATTATCATCCATTTGTAAGTTGCCATGTACCTCGACTCCCGAACTGGTTGTGTCAAAACGCTTTACGTTGTTGTGATATAGCTCTACTGCTCCGTTTTGTTTAGCAATAATACCTTCTTCTGACCCATTTAATCTTAAATGTAAATCGCCACTTACAGCTTCTATAACATTTATTGTTCCATTATGAAACAACGCAAAATCTTGTGACGCTCCTAGTCTTATACGATTATTAGCTGACCCAGACGAGTCATTTAAAAGAATATTTTTATCATTACAATCTAAGTCACCGCCTAAACTCGGTGATGTGTCATTTACTAAGTCAGTAATGTAACCAGCACCATTGGTGATAGCATTATTGTTCAAAGAAATATTTGCAGATCCGTCAAAAGATACACCAGCAATAGTTCTTGCAGTCGTTAATGTCGCAGCAGATCCTGTTGTATTTTGGTTTAATGTCGCAACCCTAGCTGCTGCAATCGTTCCAGAAGCAATATTACTTCCATTTAAATCTGTAAGTGCTGAACCATTAAGTGCTGGCAAAGTAGAGGGAAATCTTGCATCAGGTACAGTTCCTTCTCCAAGATCATTTGCATCTAGTGAAGCATATTCCGCTTGACCTATGGCAGTCGAACCCGAACCAGAAATACTTTTTATTTTTAAATATTTATCAGCAGCAATTTGATTATCTGGAAAAATTAACGTGTAAGATTGTCCTGCACTGTGAGCAGGTGAAGCTAATTTTATTCCATGACTTTGTGCAGAGCAGTTTAGTTGCAATTTACCATCATTACCTCCAGCACCCCTTACTTCAACAACTCCAGTACCATTTGGTTCGATTTTTACATTACCATTACTAGTTGCTGTTGTTATCTTGCTTGATTGAACATCTAAGTCTCCACCTAGTTGAGGAGAAGTGTCACTGACAACATCAGCTATGTAACCAGCACCATTAGTAATAGCATTGTTATTAAGTGAGATATTTCCCGATCCATCAAAACTTACTCCAGCTATAGTCCTTGCTGTAGTTAAAGTATCAGCCGATCCAGCAACTATACCAATAGCAGATCCTCCATCATTTTTACTGAATAATTTACAATTACTGGTTCGTATTGCTATTTCTCCAACAGATAGATCACTAGCACCTGGATCGCTACCGCTTGCTCTTTTTAATTTAATTGTGTTCGCCATTGTTCGACCTCCTGATGGTTAAATTTAATATGTTCCTCCATCTATATCAAAACTAGAGGCACTTTCATCTTCTAAAAATGTAACCAGGTCAGATAATGCAACCTGTTTCATAGTTCCTGCATCGTTCATTACCAGACGATCTGCTGCTGCCAAAGTTGTAGATGTTGCAGATGTATCACCGTCCATGATATTCAACTCAGAAGTCGATACTGTTGCTCCATCGAGAATAGCTACTTCAGTCGAAGTAAGAGCAGCTAAAGCAGCAGACGCTCCAGATTGACAACCAGATAAATTAGCTAAATCAGCGTCATACGCTTGAACATTAGTGCCGATAGCAAGTCCTAAAGCTGTTCTAGCTGCACTTGCACTTGTAGCACCCGTTCCACCATCGCCAATAGCAAGAGTTCCTGTAATCGAACTAGCAGCTAAATCAACAGCTAATTCAGTTGACTCAATAACTAAACCACCATTGGCTTTAAGGTCAACACTTAATTCATTACCAGATTTATCTAATCCATCTCCAGCAGTTACGTTACCGCTAGAAGAAAAAGTACTAAATGCTAAATTATTTGTTCCTACAACAGCAGATCCCTTGTTAGAAGTACAAACAAATCCAATATCAGCATTAGTTGATCCTTGCTCAATAAAAGTAAATGTGCCAGCAGCATCAGCACCTGTAGTCAAGTCATCAGCCCTTGCTGGTGTGCTTCCAACAACATAGATACCATTTTGTGTGGCTGTGCTTTGATCTTTAACAAGAACCCTATCTCCATCAGCAAGAGTTACTCCATCTAATGAATCGCCACTGTTAAGAGCAGTTGCAATAGTGATGTTTGCTGTTGTAGCTGCAACACAACTTCCTTTTACATCTAATCCTTCTGAAACAGAATCTACATATCCTTTTGTTGCAAAATGAGCATCGGCAGTAGGTGTAACTCCAGAAACAGTACTTGTTGCACTAGCTAATTGGTCAAGTCTATTTGTTCTAACTTGGGTATCAAAATCACTAACTTTTGAGGCTGTAATAGTTGGAATATCTGCAACTACAAGTGACCTAAATGTAGGAGCAGCGTCACTACCTGTTGTTGGTCCTGATAATACTAAATTAGCTCCTCTTACTGTTGCTTTATCGAAAAATGCTCCCTTACCACCAATAGAAATAATGCTTGTAGCTGAACCACCCGATCCTCCTGTGCCCGTACCATAAACTAAAACTTCATCACCTTCTCTGAAAGCAACTTCAGCATTTTCTAATGACGTTGGGTTTGATGATCCAGTGGATCTTTTTATTCTTATCGTGTTAGCCATTAGAAGTTACCTCCGTCTACGAGTGTAAGTTT